TAGCCAACTTCTCAGCAGTATGAGGCTCTTTCTTAACAAAAAGTCTAACAGGATCACAAAAACCTTCAATTACAAGTTGTTTACTCTTATAATCAACAGGATTTTGTCTTAAGAGCTCCAAACGATCAAGAACCAACTCGACAATTTCACTCTTATTAGAAGATAAGAACAGCGCATTTGTATTTCCAAACATGGAATAGGGAACACCGGGGGAAGATTCACCTTGAACATATCCTATTGTTTCTAGCACATAATCTCGCATGACAGACCTATTATAATCCATCTTAAAGATATTCGGAGTGCTATAAACAATATCATACATTTTTAGAACCTTATCTAGAGGAATTTCAGCCGGAACATCCGACTGAACTATCTGACTAGCTTGATATCTTAATGAACTTAACTCTGCTTCTGGACCACGCCGGGGCCAACCATAAGTTTTACACTTTGGGTACTTTTCACAGAGCCTTTTCCACGTTTCCGTTTCTTCTTGCTCTTCTCTAGCTTCAAAGAAACACCTGCTTTTTCCAACAAAACAGAACCCTTTGGCACATTCACTCGGACTATGCCATTCGTACTTCGCTTCTTTTTCGAAACGATTGTATTCTCGGGTAGTTTCACCTCCGCCTCGATCAGAGTTTCCAGAAAATCCAGAAACTTCTTAGCTCCACTCTCCTCACAAAAAGGAAGTGGAACATTTAATCTGTCGGTTCTTATAGTAAAATCTCGTTCTGTTAGAAGAATTTCAGGTTCTTCTTTTAAAATTTTTGGAACAAAAATGTTAGTGTCGGTCTCAAGGAAACCAGATTCCTTACCATCACTAACAACTCGTTTAATAACTGAACCTTGAAAATAATTTTCATCTGTCTGAACTTCAACATCACGAGGTGCAAAAGTATCAGACAAAACTAACTTAGTCAAAACAGTCGTATTACATTCTTTCTTAGAAGTTTTACCCTTACTAATAATTTCATATTTACCACTTTCGAGACCTTCAAAATCATCATGATGTCCAACTTTCCCACAAGTATATTCTGGACAATCGACCCATTCAACTGACTCTTCGTTAATTACATCCTCAGAGTCACGAAGACCTCTAATTGGTCTAAAATGAACATAAAACTTTGCATTTCTCGCAAGCATTTTATTATAACAGGCACACAACGGTTTATCAACACATAATTTACCACTGCGTGTATCAAATCTAAAAAGACCAATTCCAAAAGTCATTAGATTTAATAATAAAGCTTCTAATTCATCTAACTTACCAGCTGTAGAATTAATACCATGAACTGTTATATATTTTGGAACATTGAAATTAAGCAACCTAACATAGTTCAAAATTATGATATATTCCTTAATATCAATACCATTGAAGACAACATAATTATCCTCATCTAAATATATATGAGATTTTTCTCCCTCACTTTTTAACCAAAGCAAAGATGTTTGCAAATAATCTCGAATAGCTCTGTATTTTTCCACAGTATAACAGTCAGACAAATCACCAAGAAGTTCATCCGACATCTCCAAATCAATTTCTTGATTATCAGGTCTTATTTTACCTCTATCAGTCAAAAATTGTGAAACGAAACTACAAAAAGGAAAATATATACAATTAGCCAAAGCCGTAACAGCCTTTTCTTTTAAACTGGAAACACGACCACACAATGAACACTTATCACCACTTTGGACAAATCCATATCTATTAGACTTATCACAAAAACACTTCAAAGCCTCTTTACGAAGACATTCTTGTTCATGATAACCACCACCTGTTTCTTCTTCCATAATATCAAACCATGATTTCATTTTTAATGGTTGTTCTTCTAAAAACCGTCTATGTTCTTCCTCAGGATCAGTCACATAAAACCGACCACCTTTATAATGAATTTCGAGCTCATCTTCACCATGAAACATCCGTATCATATAATCGAATATTTCCTCTTCAGAGAACTCTTCTTCAAAAGCGGCCGAACCATCTTCAGAAGACTCTTTATGTATAGAATAAACATGTGGAACTACAGAGGCCCAATTGGCATTACAACCAGCTGAACCTGTATGAACTGCAACAATTTGATTTTTAGCATTCAACAATGGTGTTCCAGACCAAGAAGTTGTTGTTGAACAAGTATGTTTAACCTGAAATATCTTATCAGAAACTTGTATCTCACCCGTAGTCTTAACAGATTGGCCATTTAAATCGTATCCATATGCAATAACGGCTTTAATCTGTTTAGTCAACCGAGATGCCATTTGAGCTTGTTTACAACCCAAAACAGCAAAAACCTTTGGTGGCAATACCAAAAACGTTAAATCCAACTCATCCGATCGCGAGGAAAAATAAACTTCCCATTTACCAGAAAATGGATATTTATTCTTTCCACATCGCAAGAATGCATCATCATGTCCTACAAAATTAAGGACATGTGTAGCTGTCAAAAGTCCCATTCTTTTACCAATGGAAACACAAGACGCTCTACCAACAACACTCTCTCCAATCATAACATCAATCAAAAATTTTGGACTTTCAGCATAAAAAGAAGCTGAAGAAACAACAAAACCTTCTTTCGATTCTGTAGTTTTAGCCACATTATACATTAAATTAAAATAAGCAGGCAATCTAATTCGCTTATTAAATCCAAAAACTTTAAGATACATACCGTTATGATCGAACTGAACACAAGCTGGTTCAGTATAAGAAATCGGTTCTTC